ATGACCTTTGACACCAATTCCGCAGCAAGAAGCGAAAAACTGGCCAATGATGCAGTTGCTGCATACGAAGTGGCCCGCGAAGTTTTCCTGGCGCGGATCAATGCCTTGAAAACTGCACCGACCCTTGAAGACGATGGGAAGGACGTGAACGCTATGCTCTCGACTATGAGCAAAGCGATTTCGACTGCTGTGGATCATACTAGGAGGATTGAAGATGACTTCTCCAAATCCAACGGAGGCATGTCCAACGGGACGTTCGACTTGGACAGCGCCCGTGCTGAGATCAGGGTCCGCCTGGCTTGCCTCCGCGCCGCGGGAAACACAGGAGACGTTCCTGGCGCAACTGACTGACCACGCACTTGCGGCTTTGCCTTGGCTCTTTGAGTTTTGGGCATTGCCGCACCAGATGCCGCCGAGTGGGGACTGGCGCAGCTGGGTGATTATGGGCGGCCGTGGCGCGGGCAAAACGCGCGCCGGATCCGAATGGGTTCGGCTAATGGTAGAAGGGTCCCGGCCGCTGGAAAGCGGCCGGGCCAAACGTGTCGCGTTGGTTGGGGAAACCTATGACCAGACGCGGGATGTGATGGTTTTCGGGGACAGCGGCATTCTTGCGTGCTGTCCGCCGGACCGCAAACCAGAGTGGCAAGCCTCTAAGCGCAAGCTGGTGTGGCCGAATGGTGCCGAGGCGCAGTGTTTTTCGGCCAGTGAGCCAGAGGCGTTGCGGGGGCCACAGTTTGATGCGGCCTGGGTCGATGAATTGGCAAAGTGGAAGAAGGCGCAGGACACTTGGGACATGCTGCAATTTTGTCTGCGTTTGGGTAACGACCCGAAGTGTGTGGTGACTACGACACCGCGCAACGTTGACGTTTTGAAGGATTTGTTGGCGCGAGAGAGCACGGTTCAGACCCATGCTCCGACCCATGCCAACCGGGCGTATCTGGCGGATAGTTTCTTGGCTGAGGTCGAGAGCCGCTATGAGGGGTCCCGGCTGGGGCGCCAAGAATTGAATGGTGAGTTGCTGGAGGACGTGCAGGGCGCGTTCTGGACGTCTCATATGTTGGGGGCGTGTCGGGTGAAAGAAATGCCCGAGGTGGACCGCGTGATTGTTGCGGTCGATCCGCCGGTTACGGGGCACGCGGGATCGGATGAATGTGGGATCGTCGTGATTGGCGTGACCCATCAAGGGCCGCGCGCGGCTTGGCGGGCCTATGTCATCGAGGATGCGTCTGTTGCGGCCTCTAGTCCATTGGAATGGGCGCAGGCAGCGGTGGCGGCGATGAAGCGCCACAACGGTGATTGTTTGGTCGCGGAAGTGAACCAGGGGGGCGACATGGTTAAACAGATCGTGCGCCAGGTGGATCCGATGATCCGCTACCAGGCGGTGCGCGCCACCAAGGGCAAGAGCGCCCGAGCGGAGCCGATTGCCGCGTTGTATGAGCAGGGACGCGTGCATCACTGCGGGCAGTTTTCTGAGTTAGAGGACCAGATGGTCCAGATGACGTTGCAGGGTTACGCCGGCAAGGGCAGCCCGGACCGCGTTGACGCGCTGGTTTGGGCCTTGTTCGAGGGGATGATCGCACCGACCACGCCGGGCGGAGCGGCCGCGATCCGGACTTTGTAGGTCGGCGTTATCGAACCTTCTTTTTGGGGCCCTTTGGGGCCCTTTTTTATTCGGCCAAGGACGGAGACAGCTATGTTCGACTTTTTAAAGCGGGAGGGCGGGGCTGAGGCACGCGTGAACGCACCTGAACAAAAGGCCTCCGCGACGGGCAAGGTTGCGGCGTTGGCGGGGGGCGGTGTTCGGACGGCATGGAGTGCACGCGATACCGGTAGTTTGACGCGGGTTGGGTTTACCACGAACCCAGTAGGATTTCGCGCAGTGAAGTTGATTGCTGAGGCTGCGGCAGCCGTGCCGTTGGTTCTAGAGGATGGGGCGACCCGGTTTTCGGAACATCCGGTGCTGGGGCTTGTGCGGCGGCCCAACGGTGTGCAGGGGCAGGCCGAGTTGTTGGAAGCCTTGTATGGCCAGTTCTTGCTGAGCGGGAATGGTTATGTCGAAGCGGTTGGCGATTTTGGAGTTCCGCTTGAGTTGCATGTTTTGCGGTCGGACCGGATGTCGGTTGTACCGGGGAGCGACGGCTGGCCCGTTGCCTATGACTATAAGGTCGGTGCGAAGGCGCATCGGTTCACTGTGGGTGAGGTTTCGCCGGTGTGTCACATCAAAGCGTTTCATCCCCAAGACGACCACTACGGGCTATCGCCGATGACGGCGGCTGCAAGTGCGGTGGATGTGCATAACGCGGCATCGAAATGGTCAAAGGGACTGTTGGACAATGCAGCGCGGCCTTCAGGGGCGATTGTTTACAATGGTTCTGAGGCGGGTATGTCGATGTCGGCAGATCAATTCGATCGTCTTTCGGCCGAGATGGAAGCGCACCATCAAGGCGCGCGCAATGCGGGCCGGCCTATGCTGTTGGAAGGCGGGTTAGATTGGAAACCGATGGGTTTTTCCCCTTCCGACATGGAGTTTCAACAAACCAAAGAGGCCGCCGCGCGAGAGATCGCGATGGCCTTTGGTGTGCCGCCCATGATGCTGGGCATCCCCGGTGATGCGACTTACGCCAACTACCAAGAGGCGAACCGCGCCTTTTATCGGCTGACCGTGTTGCCGTTAGTGAGCAAAGTGACAGCGGCACTTGGGTATTGGTTAGGCCTGCATGCGGATGAACGGCTGTTCTTGAAGCCGGATCTGGATCAGGTCCCGGCCTTGTCCGTTGAGCGCGAGGCCCAGTGGCGCCGTGTAGCGGATGCGGATTTTCTGTCGCCCTCAGAAAAGCGCGCGATGCTGGGGTTGCCCCCCTTGGTGGATGGTCATGAGTGATCGCAAACCCGGAGTAGGTGGATCACGTTTTTTATATGACCCTTTTGACGTTGCTAACGCCCGCATCGATGCCAACGAGCGTGTGATGGAACAGCGATGGGAGGGGTTGGAATTTCGGCTCAAGGGTATCGAAGCCGCGATAGAGCGGATGGAAAAGCGCCTTTGGTTGGCCGTTTTTGGTGTTGTGAGCGTGATCCTCGCCAAAGGCATTTCTGAACTAATTCAGATTGGAGTGTAAGGCATGACGCCAGACTATGGATTGGAAACAAAGTTCGCCCGACTTGGGGAGGCCGTTGAAGTCACGGATGGCACCCGGATTGAGGGCTACGCCTCATACTTCGGCGCATGTGATCAGGGCGGGGACATTGTGCAAAGTGGGGCGTATGGCGCGTCGCTACAGGCGCTATCTGCTGAGGGTCGTTCCGTGAAGATGTTGTGGCAGCATGATCCCGCACAGCCCATTGGCATTTGGGATGAGGTTCATGAGGACGAAAAGGGTCTTTATGTAAAGGGCCGCCTGCTTTTGGACGTCGCTAAGGGCCGAGAGGCTGCGGCGCTGATTGAAGCAGGTGCAATTGACGGTTTGTCGATTGGGTATCGTACGCAAAAGGCCTCAAAGAATGACAAAGGTCAGCGGCTTTTGAACGAACTGGAGCTTTGGGAGGTGTCATTGGTGACCTTTCCGATGCTTCCTACGGCACGGGTGAGCGCGAAGTCGGATGAGGCTGAAGCGTATCTTTTCCGTGATATGGCGCGGGCGTTGGAAATGGCGCGTGTGCAGCTGACGACCGGGTAGCCGCATCAGGCGAAACTGTCAGCAAGACCTCTATCAACTCTATCGAAGGACAAGACCATGACCACGCAATCGATGCGTGGGTCAGGCAGCGCAAGTGCGTCTGCCGGGACCCAAGCTGCCCGGGAAGTCACCGAAGCCCTTTCGGGCTTTGTTACTGACTTCAAAGGCTTTCAAGATCAGATCACCACACGGATGCAACAACAGGAAGAACGCATTGCCATGCTGAGCACCAAAACCATGACCCATCGCCGTCCCGCACTTGAAGGCGCCCAAGCGACTGACGCGCCGCACCAAAAGGCACTGGATGCCTATCTGCGGTGTGGTGACGATGAGGGGCTTCGCAACCTGACGCTTGAGGGTAAAGCGATGAACACGGCTGTTGCCGCTGAGGGCGGTTTTCTGGTCGATCCGCAGACAGCTGAGACCATTCAGTCGGTTCTGTTGTCATCAGCGTCTATTCGGACGATCGCCAACGTCGTGAATGTTGAGGCGACGTCCTTCGACGTGCTGGTCGATCACACAGAGGTGGGTGCAGGCTGGGCGACCGAGACCGCAGCAGTCAGTGAGGGCGCCACGCCTACGTTAGAGCGGATATCCATTCCGCTGCATGAATTATCGGCCTTGCCAAAAGCATCCCAGCGGTTGCTGGACGATAGTGCGTTTGACATCGAAGGATGGCTGGCGGGCCGTATCGCGGACAAGTTCGCCCGCGCAGAGGCATCTGCTTTTATCAACGGGGATGGTGTGGACAAGCCAACCGGGTTTTTGACGCATCCGACCGTGGACAACGAAATCTGGGAGTGGAGCAACATTGGCTATGTGCCCACGGGCCAAGATGGTGATTTCGCGGGGACAAATGCGGTCGATGCTATTGTGGACCTCGTCTATGCGCTGGGCGCGCGGTACCGGGCAAACGCGACGTTTGTCATGAACTCTAAAACCGCAGGTGCCGTGCGCAAGATGAAGGATGCAGATGGCCGTTTCCTGTGGTCAGATGGTTTGGCCGCTGGTGAGCCCGCGCGTTTGATGGGCTATCCAGTGCTGATCGCAGAAGACATGCCCGACATTGCGTCGGACGCGAATGCGATTGCATTTGGTGACTTCACATCCGGCTACACAATTGCAGAGCGGCCCGATTTGCGTGTGTTGCGCGATCCGTTCTCGGCCAAGCCGCATGTGCTGTTCTATGCCACGAAACGCGTCGGCGGTGATGTATCGGATTTTGCCGCCATTAAGCTTCTGAAATTCGCGGCTTCCTAAGCCCGAAACCTATCCTCCGTGGTTTTTTCTTTCCACGGAGGTGGGCGCGCGACCAAATCATCCTCGGCGCTATCCAGCCGATTTGATCCGTCCGAGCGGCGTCGAGGCCGCGCGCCCCCTTTTTTCTAATCACAAAGCTGAATGCAAGGAGCGACATCGATATGATGATGGTGGAGTTAAATACCGTACCAAGCGAGGCCCTTCCGATTGCGGATTTCGCAGCGCACCTGCGTCTTGCTGAGGGGTTTGATACGTTGCCGGGTCAAATGCGCCTTTTGGAGGGATGTTTGACGGCGGCAATTGCCGCACTTGAGGCCCGTTTGGGTAAGTATTTTTTGAATCGTCAGTTCATTGTTCGGACCCAGAAATGGACAGCCTCGGATCGGTTGCAATTTCCTGCGGCACCCGTGACCGAAGTTGAGCGGATCAAGCTGGTGCATTCGGGTGCTGATGAAGTGATCGTTGATCCGAATTCCTACGCGCTTCAACAGGATGCGCATCGGCCAGAATTGGTTTCGCGCGTCGGGGCTTTGCCTTCATTGAGTATCAACTCAAGTGCCGAGATTTCGGTTCGAGCAGGTTTTGCGACGGAGTGGTCGAGTGTTCCGGCTGCGTTGCGCCAGGCTGTTATGATGCTTGCCGAAGACTTTTTTGAGCGCGATTCAAGTGTGGAGGGGAGCAATACCTTGCCATGCTCGGTCTGTATCTTGGTTGAGCCGTTTCGTGACATCCGCTTGCGGGGGCGGCCGGGATGTTGAAGCGCCAAGTCAATCTGGATCGCCGGTTGGTGCTGGAGGAGGCGAGTTCGGTTTCCGATGGCGCGGGCGGCAATACGGAAGTCTGGTCTGCGCTGGGCGTGCATTGGGCGCAGGTTGATGCGCGCACCGGATCGGGTCGGGCGCGAGAGTTTCTGACGCGCAGCCGGTTGGGGCTGAAGATCACCGTTCGCTATGCCCCGCAAGACAGCACGACGCGCCCCAAGCCGGGGCAGAGATTTGTGGAAGGTACACGCATCTATGCCATTGATGCTGTGCATGAAACCGGTCCGCGTGGCGGGTACTTGATGTGCTTTGCCGAAGAGGAGGTGACGACGTGAGCTATGGTTTGAGCGCCGCGTTGCAAACCGCCCTTTTCTCGGCCCTTGAGGCGGATACAGAGCTGACATCAATGGTCGGTACGGCCGTCTTTGACACCATGCCGACCGGTACAACGCCCGAAATGTTTGTCGCCTTGGGGCCAGAGGATGTGGTTGAGCAAGCCGATGGGACCAGCCCCGGTGCAAATCATGATTTGCAGGTCACGGTTGTCACGACTGGTGCGGGTTTTTTGGGTGCTAAGCAAGTAGCTGGACGGGTTTCGGACATCTTGACCACTGAAGACTTGAGCCTGAGCCGGGGAAACCTGGTGCAGTTGCGGTTTCGAAAGGCGAAGGCCCGGCGCGATACAACCGACGGATCGCGCCGAATTGATATGTGGTTTCGCGCCCGCGTGACCGACGACATCTAAGTCAAAAGGAGGTGCGCAATGAGCGTGCAAAAAGGAAAAGATCTGCTGGTGAAAGTCGATTTGGATGGAGCCGGTGTATTTCAGACGTTGGCCGGTTTGCGGGCCACCCGGTTAACTTTCAATTCGGATACGATTGATGTCACCTCGTTGGACAGTGAAGGCGGCTGGCGTGAATTACTGACCGGCGGTGGCGTGAAGTCAGCTGCTGTATCAGGCTCGGGTGTGTTTCGGGATGATGCGAGCGATGCGCGCGCGCGTCAGTTGTTTTTCGACGGTGAAATGCCTGCGTTTCAGGTAATAATTCCCGATTTTGGCGTTGTTGAGGGAACGTTTCAGCTGACGTCACTGGAATATGCCGGAACGCTGAATGGCGAAGCGACTTATGAAGTTTCGCTCGCTTCGGCGGGCGCGTTGACCTTTGCGCCCGCTTGATGCGTGGAAAGGAGCGTCCAACCGCGAACCCTTGGGCCGGCGAAGTGGGGTTGATGCTGAATGGGCGACCATTGACGCTAAAACTCACGCTTGGCGTGTTGGCCGACCTTGAGGCGCATATGGAGACCGAGACTTTGGTAGACTTGGTCGAGCGGTTTGAGACCGGACGTTTTTCAACTGTTGATGTGGTTGAGTTGCTTTTTGCGGGCCTTCGGGGCGGGGGATGGCAAGGTAGTCGGGATACGCTTTTGCAGGGTGACATTGGGGGTGGACCGGTAGAGGCCACGCGCGTTGCCGCGCTTCTTCTTGGGCGAGCGTTCTCTATCGAAGGGCTGAGTGGATGAGTGCATTTGACTGGAACGGTCTTTTGCGTGTCGGGCTGACGCAACTTGGCCTGCGACCGGCAGAGTTTTGGAACCTTACGCCGGTCGAGTTGGCTTTGTTGCTGGGTCACCCAGGGGCTGAGGCTGCGATGTCGCGCAGTGCGCTTGATGCGCTTTTGATGAAGTACCCGGACGCGGCGCAATCTGATAAAAAGGACATGTCTGATGGATGATCTGAATGAGGACATCGGCACCTTGAAGGAGATGCTGGAGTCGCTGCAAACCGAAGCCTCTGGTGCGCAAACGGTGGTCTCTAACTTCACCCGCGAGCTTGGTTCGTTACGCGGTGAAATGACCTATACCGACAAGGAGGTCAAAAGCCTGTCTCGGAGCTTTGGCTCCGGGTTGCGGTCTGCATTTGACGGATTGGTCTTTGACGGCATGAAGCTGTCGGACGCTTTGGAAAGTATCAGTAAGTCGATGGTCAACTCGGCCTACTCGGCCGCGATTAAGCCGGTTCAGAACGCGGTTGGTGGTGCCTTAGCCTCAGGGCTGAATTCGATCGGTTCGAATTTAAGCCTCTTTGCGGATGGCGGCGCGTTTACGCAAGGACGCGCGTCCTCGATTGGGGGGGGGATTGCGTCGCAGCCGACATCCTTTCCTATGCGAGGCGGAATGGGAATGCTGGGGGAGGCTGGCCCCGAAGCGATTATGCCCTTGAGCCGTGGACCAGACGGCAAGCTGGGTGTGCGGACCGAAGGCGGTAGCGCAAAGCCAGTGACGGTCGTCATGAACATTAGCACCCCCGATGCGCAAAGCTTCCGGCGATCACAAAGCCAGGTCGCGGCCGAGATGAGCCGCGCCTTGGGCCGTGGACAGCGCAACAGGTAGGAGGCAGAGATGTCATTTCACGAAGTACGGTTTCCCGCTGCGGTGAGCTTTGGCTCATCCGGCGGGCCTGAACGCTTGACTGAGGTCATTACGTTGGCCAACGGTCACGAAGAGCGTAACGCGCCATGGAAACATTCGCGCCGGCGCTATGACGCCGGAGTTGGTGTTAGGTCGCTTGACGACATTGAGGAGTTGATCTCGTTTTTTGAGGCCCGATCTGGTCGGCTATATGGGTTTCGTTGGAAGGATTGGTCGGACTATAAGTCGTGTCTTCCCAGTCAAGAGCCGACGTTTCGCGATCAGATCATTGGGATCGGAGACGGAGAAACGGTTCTGTTTGAGTTGTCGAAGACCTATCAGTCGGGATCGCACAGCTACATCCGGCGGGTGCAAAAGCCGGTTTCTGGATCGGTTCGGGTCGGGGTTCAAGGCAGCGAGATTTCAGAGACTACAGAGTTTTCCTTGGATCTTGATACGGGGGTCGTGACGTTTGTTGATCCACCCGCAGTTGCTGCAGAGATTACCGCGGGCTTTGAATTTGATGTACCGGTTCGGTTTGATACGGACCGTATCTATACGTCCTTGGCGAGCTTTCAGGCCGGTGAAATTCCGGATGTGCCCGTGGTGGAGTTGCGCCTATGAGTACAAGTGCGCAGCAGGCGACAACGCTTTGCAATATTTGGATTATTCGACGTACTGATGGTACGGTTCTTGGGTTTACGAACCACGATGACGATATCACCCATGAGGGTGTGACGTGCCAAGCCGCGTCTGGGTTGATGGGTGCTGCGTTGCAGACATCGACAGGTTTGTCGGTGGATAACACCGAGGCCTTGGGCGCGTTGCAATCGACTGTGATCTGTCCTGAGGACATCATCAACGGCCGCTATGACAGTGCCGAGGTTGATGTTCTTTTGTACGATTGGAAGGCCGGTCAGGTGGTATCTGAGCAGTTCAAGGCGATGATCGGCGAGGTTCAAGTCAAGGACGGCAGTTTTGTCGCGGAATTGCGGGGCAAGTCTGATTTGCTGAACCAGCCTTTGGGTCGTGTTTATCAACCGTCGTGTGATGCGGCATTGGGCGATGCGCGCTGTGGTGTTGATCTGACTTCACCTGAATACCGGACGGACGTGACAGTCGTGAGCGTCAAAGATCAACGGTATGTGCGTGTTGCTGGTTTGGATGCATATCCAGAGGCATGGTTTGAGCGTGGGACCGTTGAGATCATGGAGGACGGTGCGCCTATGGGGGCGACGGTCATTAAGTCCGACAAGATATCTGAGGCGGGGCGCGACATTGAGCTATGGTTTACGCCCAATGTTGTGATCGAGCCGGGGCGTGTTTTGCGTGTGACGACGGGGTGCAACCGACTTGCAAGCACTTGCGCCGTTAAGTTCGACAATATCCTGAACTTTCGCGGTTTCCCAACAATCCCCGGTGAGGATTGGGCGATGAGTTATCCCTCTAGCCGTCTGACGATGGATGGGGGCCAGTTGTGACAGGTGCCACGGTGATAGGTGACAAAGTCGTTGCATCCGCACGCACTTGGATTGGTACGCCCTATCAACATCAGATGTCGTGCAAGGGTGCGGGCAGTGATTGCCTTGGGCTTGTGCGTGGTGTTTGGCGCGATGTGGTTGGGGCGGAGCCGGTTCCGATCCCGGCCTACACTTATGATTGGTCCGAGGTTTCTAAGGCTGAAGTGCTTTGGAATTCTGCGCGTCAAGTTCTGCAGGATGTCGATGCCGAGACGCCTTTGACATCAGGTCAGGTCCTACTGTTTCGTATGCGTAAAACGGCGGTAGCCAAACACCTTGGCATCCTTGTGACAGTTGAGCCAACGCCACGATTTATCCATGCCTATGCACGTCACGGGGTCGTCGAGACCAGTTTGTCCGCCCCGTGGCAACGTGCGCTGACGGCGCGCTTTACCTTCCCCCCTCACGCCTAG